GAAGATTCTTGCCAGCTTGCCGTTCTCGATGGTTGCCCCTGAGTACACATCACGGGTCAAAACTTCTGGTAATGCAATCGCTTTCCAGTTGGTATTCGGGTCGATGATGAATGAAACTTTGGTATTATCCAGCGCATTGATTCCAGCGCCGCCCATCAGCTTCAAGGTCTCAAGAAAGTCATCAATAGTCAAGGCCCCGCCAGCACGTGAATTGGCTGTGTTGGTGACCAGGCATGACTTGCGGAAGCCGTCAAAAATCAGGTAATGCCCGCCGGTAACCTCAGCGCCGCCAATGTTGTTAATGTTTTTACTGTCGGTTGTTTCGGTGTCGCCGTCAATAATGGCTGACTCAAGGTATTCCTGCCCTGAAACAGTCAACTGCTGGCGTAACTGTGCGGCAAATGGGATCATGCTTGACTCTTCCAACTCGCCGGTATAGAACACACGTGCGCCCAACTTACCAAGCGTCAAGCTGGCGTTTGCAGTTCCCAGCCGTGAGGAGGTAATAGTCGGTGCCGGTGCGCCTACGGTCGAGCCGTTGGTGGTGTTTTCCGCCACGTTGTACCATACTGGATCGGTTGATTCCAACGGTAAAGTCATTGACTCAACGCCCTGTGGAAATTCAACCTGCGGCAGTTTACCGACCACGAATGAATTAACCCGGATTGATTCCCAGATTGAGTTCGGATAAGCAACGCCCACCCACTGATCGCCGTAACCTGAAGAGGTTGAGTAATCAATCTCACCGGCTTTGATACCGGCTTGTTTCATTGCCTTGCGGCCAACTTCACCCGCGCTTGACTTGTCAGAATCAAGTTTGAATGACAACGCGTTGAGTGCAGCAGCACTAACGGGCTTGTTTGCCGCTTTTAGCGTGCTGATCATAACGTCCATGTCGGCTGCGTCCAGGTTGTCATACTTCCACAACTCAGGATATTTTGCCTGTACTGGCGCTTCACCGTCTTTATAAGGCAGGCGGTTGGCTTTGACGTCCTCAGCCCGTGCTTTTAGTGCGGCTTCAACAGCGGCACTAATGCGGGCATCTTCAGCGGCTTTGGCTTCTGCAGCCTCTTTTTCTTTTGACGCTTTCAATGCGTCTCGTTCCTCTAACAATTTAATTAATTCGTCCTTTTCCATTTCCAATTCTCCGTTTGATTTAGTTCCGGCTTCGGTTAGCATTACGTCCGCCCTTTGCTGTTCGCCTATGGCATCCGTCTCCAGCTCCGCCTCAACACGGTTGATCGCTTCTGATAATTCCTTGTCACACTTTGCAGGTGTTACCACCGCATACTGATTAGCAGGTTGTCGTTTCCCTATCGCGTCAAACAGACTAATCTCTACCAGCGGCCAGTTTAGAATTTCCCCCGTCTGCTTGTCGTACCTTACCAGGTGCGCCACGCTGCCGCTTGACGCTTTGGCTATGCCGTCTCTGGCTGCGTCCCAGACCCGCTTTGCCAGTTCGCTTGCTTTGTCCAACGCCACCCGCCACCAGACGCCGTCCTGCTTTTGCTGGTATGACAGCGCCTCGCCAATCTCTACCGGCTCGCCCTGCGGTGTTCCGTCCTCGTTATAGCCGTGATAGTACATAATCATCGGCTTCTTGAATTTATCCATGTGCAGGTTGGTTTTCGGTGAAAAGAATTGCCCATCACTGTCTTTGCCGTCTCTATCCCCCCCATACGGCACAGCCAGCACATCAAGCGCCCACTCACCCCCATCTTTGACAGCGATAATTTTTACATAGTCCATAATCAACCCCTTAAACGAAAATCGCCAGCCAATGCGTTTATCTTTCACGCAATGACTGGCGGTAAACCCAATCTATCCCAATGTTTCAGTTGTTTGTTACTACTTACTTATTATAGCACTTTTATTCTATAATGCAAATAATTCGTTATTTCAAGCCTAATGTCTGCATCAATCTGTCAATCCAGTTCTGATAAATCTGCTGTATTTTAGGCATCTTCTCTTTAGCCACGTCAAACAATTTTCTCCAGCCCTTATCAGCCATCTTGCCAGCTTGTTTATCGCCGGTTAAGTATTGTGCATAACTGGCACGGTTGCCAACAATAGCTTGATAACCGTCTGACTTGACATAAAACTGCGTGCCGTATCGTTCTGACTTGCCATCGTTCCTGTTCTTATACTGCGTGCCACGTCCTCTAATGTAATAAGGTTCCGGCGGTCTATTGGCTGCTGTTGCTGGTGGATAATTTCGTAAGCCCTGCGTTTCCAGGATTTCATTTGTCGCCTCAATAGACGCTCCCTTTAGCGTATTGACAAGCGTCATATTAAACTTACCCAACTTGCTGATAAGTAAATCTAACCCTTTAATTTCAATCCTAATATCATCAGCCACTTTGCGGCATCCTTGTGCTGTAGGCTATCCAACAACGGCAATTGACATGCGCTGCTGGTTTTTCAATCTCTATACCTTTCACCCTGAACATATCATCCATCGGTATTGATTGCCCATGAAGCGGAGCGCATATCTCACACACCCTATCATCCCGATTGGTAAACCATGTCTTATAAATCGGTACGCCAGGATATTCTTTTTTCAGTCTCTCGGCGCCTATTTTTTGCCCCTCTGCATAAGCGTTGGTGATTTCTGTAACTGCTATCCGCATTGAGCGCCGTTCGTCAAATGGCAGTAAATTCATGAAGTCTCGGATTGTAAAGCCTGGTGTTTCCACGAACATGCCTAACCCTTTTCTGATAACGTTCACCGTTGTTTTATCAATATTCTTTACCAGTGTTCCGGCGTATGCCCTCGCCCATGCAGCTACCTCGATATTTGTTAGCGTGTAATCCAACCCTAACAGCAGTTCTAACTCAAGCCTGGCGGCGCCGTATCCTGCGCCAGTGAATAGCAGCAGCAGCAGCTCTCTTATTTCCTCGTCCGTTGCGTTTAGCAAGTCCTCTGGAAATTCCGGCGTCTCAGCTTTGTTGCGTCCAAAGAATACCGAATTCATCCATAACTCAACCTGCGCCGATTGCCGCTTGAATAGGCGGTTCATGGCATTGATAAACTTGCGTTCCAGCCGCATCTTTTCCAGATAATACGGCTCCCGCTTATCACGCATTTTCAGCCCGTCCGGTAATGGAATACCACGCTCAAAGGCTGCGTCTGTCAGGCGAATCGTTATAGACTCAGCCGGGTGTATCTTGACTGGTTTCTTCATGCGCCTCCACGTCCAACTTGTCTAAACTCATTATAGCCTTTTCTAACAGCGATACAATATCGGCGTCCTCAGCTATCGGCGCCCGTTCTATCTCAAACAGCGTCTTGATTTCCTCAGCCGTTTCCATCATGTAAAGCTGCTGCTGAATGCGCTCTGCCTGCTCAATCGGTATGTGCTTATACTCAAATGCCCGTGCCTTTTTACCCAGCCTATTGATTGCAAACTTTTCCCACGCCTTTAGTTCCTCTTCTGCTGCGTCAACCTCGTCAACCTCCGGCTCTTCTGGTTCCGGCTCCGGCTCTGGTAATTCAATCGGCTGTTCGGTTGTGTCGGTGTTCTCTTCCTCGTCCTGCTGCATTTTGTAAACCGCCGTTATCTGTGCTGGCAGCAAGTCGCCTCGTTCATCAGTCAGCGGCTCAGCCTGATAATACTTTTCTCTAATTTCATTGATTGTGTGCGTCTTTGAATACTCCACTTGTTCGGCTAATAGCATCGCCCTGTCTGACATTCTAATATCGTCAAACTCAGCCAGCAGGTTTGGACCATAAGCCGGCATGATATCGTTGGTTATCTTCTCACTGATAGCGGTACATAACGGCCACACGGCATGGTCGACAAATGTCGCCTTTGCTGTCTTAGAGTTGGCTTCTGTGGCGTTCTTATCCAACATACCCACTAAGCCCGGTGCAAAAACATTAAATATTTCCTCTTTGTTCGCCTGCCTGCCGGATAAAAATTCCATGTCACGCTGTGAAATACCCGCTTGTATCCACTCCACGCCGCCCTGCCCTACGTCCTGGAGAAGCATGTACTGCCGTTTAGCTGCAGCGTTCTTTACTTGCTTCTTCATCAGTTCCCAGTCGGACTCCGTGAATGAATCCTTGAAGGCTAAAATGCCTGGCAGTCTGGCGTTATTCTCCGCAAAGAGTTCGGTATTCCACTTTGACATTTTCATATCGCCAACAGCCACCGTTGAGATAGCCTCTACGTTTGACAGTCCCAAATAAAGTGATTTCGGATTGAACGCCCGAAAGTGGACAACCTCCCACGTTTCCAATGCTAATTCGTTGCCACTGCCTGGATCGTAGACGTAACCCTTGAGAAACAAATTATTATCCGGTACCGGCTTGATTCTGTGTGACGGCATAAGGTAGATTTCAGACGGCTGTTCGTTGTCCCTTGTCCTGTTCAGCCACCAATAAGCCGAGCCAGTCAGTTCAATGTATGACGCAGTACCCGCCATCAACTCAGAACGGGATTGCAGCGGGTTAGGTTTCATCAGTAACTGTTCGAACGGGTGATTGATTTCGTCCGTTGTCTTATCACCCTCCCACTTCTTGACTGACAGTTTCGTTGTGCTGACTGTGTTGGCAATGGCTTTGACTGCGATGTTCACCCATGACAACCGCCGGTACAAGTCGGTTTGATTGTCTGCGAGGCTGTAATCGGGCATCATCCACTGTTCATAGCCGGCCGTCTCTAACAGCCACTTACTGTACTGCTCCGTTGCTTTGGTATAACCTAATCGTCTAACAAGTTTGTCTAATATGCCCATATATGCACCTCTGCTTTATATCCACCCTATCAAATCGACCGGTCTGGTGCCGGTTATTGCGTCCCATGCTATCGCTAATGACATGACACAGTCGTCATGCATTCCTGCCGGCGCTGAATAACTAAAACTGCCGCTGGCATTGCGCTTGCTTTCAAATGACAACAGTTCCCCTATCAATACGGGATTGTTGATTATGCCAATTTGCCCGTTCTCAAATGCCGCCTGCAAGTTCTGAATGATGACCTGCTTCGTGCTACTGGTCGTCATAAACGGGATGATAGCCAGCCCCCTACCCTTCAATGCGTCAATGACTGGCTGTCCGATTGAGTTAGACTCAACTTTCATTGTGCGCAGTCCCCAGCGTTTATAAACCGACTCCAGCCTGTCAATTAGCAGGTTGTAATCTACCCTGTTGAACCTATCCAAATAGACCAATTCTTTGCTCATGTCATCCATAACACTAATAACGGTATAGTCCACGCTTGCCGCTACGTCCACGCCGGCGCTGTACTGCCTGCCTGGTATCGGTTCTGTTAGTTCTACTAACCGAGCGGCTTCCTGCACCCTACGGAATACCGAGCCGGAGTCATCAATAAATTCAGCGAGTATCTCCTGTCGGAAAATGATTTCTGGCAACGCTAACCGCATCGCTTCTATTTCGCTTGCCGGTATATGCGGATTATCAGCACTCGGAAAACGCCATGACTTCCAATCGGGATTAGTTTCGTCCTGCCCTAATTGGAACATCTGCCAGAATCCGTTCAGTCCCTTTGGCGTTGACTTTATAAAGGCATCGCCCTTGTAATCAATCAGCATGGGACGAATAACGGCGTTCCACGTTTCCATGAGGTTAGGTATCATTGCGGCTTCGTCAATAAACACACGCTTGTATTTTCTACCTCGTGCTGTGTCGGCTGCGTCCATTGACCACATTTCAAGTACTCCGCCGGTAACAAGTTCCAGACGGTGCTCTTGTTCGTTTTTACTTCTGCGGATAGGTGCAAACACTTCTACAAACTGCCGCCATGTTTCAGACAACATTTTGTAGGTCGGAAAGAATCCACCTACTGGATAGCCAGCTAATAGCACTTCTTCTGCCTCGTTGATATCAAGTGTTGTTTTGCCAAATCTACGCCCGCACGCCTCCACATTGAATCGCTTGCGTTCAGTTAGTATTCGCTGTTGTGCTTTATGCGGCTTCGGGATTGTTAGATTGACTGTCCGCATACTGAACCACAATTTTCAACATCTCACCATTACTCGTTAAGTCTTGCTTCGTTGGTGCATCAAGTCCTAATAACTTGGCACGCCGTTCCATGATTTTCAATACTCTGTCCAAATAATCCGGCTTCATTCTGTACTGCCAGATTGACATTAGTAATTCGTCTAACCGTTCAATCTCTAAGCTTCGCACTTCGTCTGCTGGCTCTTGTAATGTCTTTCTCAATGCCGTTGCTACCGCCTTATGTGCGCTGCCCCTGCTGGCATAGTCAAGTGCTTCTGCGATATCGGCATAGCTTCTACCAGCTATCCGCATCTTTAGCGCTTCAAGCTGTTTGTCTATTGCCTTTATTTCTCGTTCCTGGTTAGCCACTGTAAACCGCCTTAGTTATCTTTAACCAACTTCCATGACAACCTTTACCATGCCAGCTAACCACTCCATCATTTTCTGAACTTGCGGTAAGCAGTATTCCGGCACGTTGATTGTCACGTTATAACTATGATCTGCCATTGATTTAATCTGCCTTAACTCGGCTTCAAATTCAACGGCTTTTATTTCAACCATCACCACAACTCCGGATGTGCTGCCCAAATTCTCGCCAGCTTCTCGGCGTCTGGAATAACGCCCGTCACTTGCATATACTCCGGCACGCCCATTACCCACTGCTGCGCCGTGCCGCTTATCCTCAGCCAGGTTCCTTCTACGGCATATACAGAATAAACCCTGTCTTTCGTAGCATAGCCGATAATGGAATAGGTTGTGTTTGGACCTGAACGAATCCGTAACCCGCTAACAATGCACTTTGCCTTGTAAAGTTCCGTCAATTCACCTCCCTATGTGCTTTTGCGCGGTGCAGTCCTCGCCCCTATCGTTGGCAGTTTTTCACGCACGAACCGATCATGCTCTTCGTGATTGCGTTCAGCCTCTTTTATCTGAGCGCAAATAGAATTGTTGAGGTTGTCTATCGCTTTGATAACCGCTGTGTTTCGCTGTTCAAAGGCTGCGTCCCTCTTGTCTAATGCGTCCATGAAAGCCTTCTGCGCTTCAGCCCCACGCTTTGACATCTCTAAGCTGTACCAAATAAACACGCCGACTAACGGCACTTGAATTAGCAATGTTACCCATGACGGCACTTGTGACGCGTCTGGCATGTGTTACCCCCCTAATGGACTAACCCCGTTTGACTTCTGGTGTAATGAGATATGTTGCTTGATTGGCTACCAATGCGGCTACGAATATCTCTACCGCTTTGATTATGCCCGCCTGGTCACATGTGAAGAACTGGTAAATCCCCGCGCAGGATAAACCATAAATTACACCGGCCACAACCAACAGCACGCCAGCCATGACAAGCCGCTTGTAGGTCGCCCCCAGCCCGTCATAAGCGCCGGAAAGTCCCGGCAAGTAACTAAATAAAACTGATACCACTGTTCCCGATATTCCCGCTAACAATTCCGCTGTCATTTTGCCTCCAGATATAATGATTGATTAGTAGCAGTTCCCGCCCCTACTGCTCACGCTATTATGCGCGCCCGCTACGGCTCAACGTAGCCACAGACAGTTATGTTTGAAACGTGTCCCTGTCGGATTAAACGAAAACCGGACACAGACTTGTTAGCCTATGTCCGGCGGTAAACCCGAACGTTCCCAGAGTTTCAATTTTCTAACGCAAATTCATTATAGCACTTTAATTCTACAATGCAAGCACTTTATTTTATTCCGTCATTTTCTTTATCAACCGTTCCAACTTCTTGCCGTTCAAGTCATAATAATATTCATGCCCGCATTTGCTGCAGTTGGCTGAAATACTGCGTACCATGACGCTGCCAATATAAAGCACCTCCAGCCCGTCAATTAATTTTATCATTCCTAAAGGTTCCCCGCATTGACATTGAACGATAAGCCCGTAAACATTCGTCTGATAGTGATACTTCCCCTTTGTTTCAGTCATTTTCACCTCGTGTAATTTTCACAGCCCAGCCTCCTTTGGCTTGCAGTCAAGTATTATTGCAACCTGGCGCGTTCCCCCGTTGTAGATTACTGCCAGCTTGCACGATATGCCGTGTTCGGCAAGATAATTTATCGCGTGTGTGATAAGTTGGATGGTTGTTTTCAAGAAAATAATCTCGCAAAAATTTTTGTGCCAAAATATGAAGTCCAAAACACGGATATTGAGAATAATAAAATTAGGAATATGTCTCTTTTTCTCAAAGTATCACCAAGCATCATATAAATCATCAGCGTTGTTGTTAGTGGTAATCCAATTAGAATAGCTATATCAGTTAGTAAATTCATTTCCTTGTCCTTTCAGTTGTTTTCAAAATTGTGACTCTCCGCAATTCCATGCCTTCACAGCGTCTTCACTGGTTGTCAACTCCCAGTTAGGAATAAGATTTTTTAATTGTTTATGCAACGCCC